TTAATGATTGCTTCAAATTCTTTAATTGCTTCACCTAACTTATCTCTCATAAATTGAGTTTGAGTGTTACCTGAAGTTTCTACGTCATCAGCAATAACAATATCAGCTCTACTACCTGTTAACTGTGAAGTTATACCTAATGATTTAACACTTGGTTGTTGTGATGCTAACGCTGTGGCCACATCAAAACTTATCTTAGATTGTCTTTGGTCACCTCTTGGATATAGATGTTTTAGTAAAGGCATCTCAGACATAAGTCTTAAACAGAATGTACTAAAGTCATCTGCTCTATTCTTTGATGCTGATACGACTAGAATATTTAAGTCATTATCTAATAGCAAACGCCATAATATGTATGAAGCTGTAATCCAACTTTTTCCTACCCCTCTAAAAGCACTAATAATACATCTTGTTGAACCATTAGCTAAATAATCAGCTATATCGTACTGTATTGGTGTTGGTTCAGGTAATCTTAAGTGCTTCCAAGTTAGGTATAAAAAATTTCTAAAATCGTTAATTTTTGACGACTTGTTTATCTTTTGCATCAAATGGAAGTTCCTCTATTAATTTTCTTAATGGACTGTCTTCAACTGGAACAGCATCTATATTATTATCTTTAAGAAACTGTCTAGCTACGTTTAAATCTGCTGACTTTGCATCAGGGTCTTTAACTCTCTTTAGTAATTCAGTTGCTAGAACTTCATGTAATTCTTTTAATTTTTCACTCATCTATAATTCTCAATATTTTTTTAGCACCCATATAAATCTCTGTTTCTGCTTTTACTTGTTTGCAAATAAATCTTACATTCGCTGGGTTAACTTCTTTTTTTGCTATACGAGCTGACTTCATACAGCTAGATAATTTGTCTTTGTAAGTATGTTCAACTATTTCTCCTTTAAGAACTAATATTAATGCGAATACTGTTTCAATCATTAATGTTCTCCATTAGAAAATTGTCTTTGTTTATCTTTTAATTTTTCAACATCTGCTTGTAGCTTTTCAATAATACCTTGTTGAAATTCAATAAGGATATTTTGTTCTTGGTCATTTGCAGACATACCCATTTCACCTCTTGGATATTTAATAGAAAATTCAACTACATTTTCTAAATCTTTTTCAATCATTAATAATTTTGTTGAATGATTATTTAATTTTTCTGTGACACCAAAATATGCCCAAACTCCAATAGCTACTGCACCAATGATACTAATTAAGTTTTTCATCGGCATACTTATTGAAGTCTGCTCTGAAATTTTCATTATAAAACTTTTCCTTTATTAATACCTTTTTTAATTACATATCGTTGTGTGCCATTAGCACCTATCTCAACTTCTTTTCTTAAATGTTGAAATACATTTTTTTCTTTTAATTCTTTTTCAATTCTTTTTTTGAAACTTTCCAATAACTTGGTGTCTCTCATTAACTTTTGAAATATTTATTATTCTTGTTTGCTTTCTTTTTCTTCTTAGGACAATCGTGTTTTTCACAATGGGAAAAATCCATATTAAAACAACTTTCAATTTTAGCTGTTGCATCGTCAAAAAAGCCGAAGAATTTTAATAAAAATTTATCAATCATATTTAATCTCATTACAAAAGTAATTCATGTATAGTTTGTTGTTATTAATGTTGTCTTCCATCTCTACTGAAAAAGTTTGAATGAATTTTCCACCTGCACTCACACACTCTGACCATGAATTAAATTCAGTAGGTAGTGTTGCTGTGTTATTACAAAATCCTGTTATTGCTGAACAAATACTAAACGCTAGTATAAATTTCACTTAAACTGAAAGAACCCTATAATTCCAACTATAAGTGTCCCAATAGCTAAGATAACTTTAAGTCCACCCTTACCCATAGATACATCTTGTCTTAACGACTTAATTTCTTTTTTCATTTCATCTATAGATTTTAAAATGTTGTTCATTCGTTCAGCACAAAGTTTCTCATGTGATGAAAGTCTTACACCAGTAGCGACTTCGCTAAATTCTTTTGGTGTAATCTTTTTTCTAGGCATTTTTCTTAAATACCTTTTTATAAATTTTACAAAAAATACATTCTTTCAAACCAAAAACTTTACCTATTCTATTTAATAAAGTTAAAAAGAAATTAGCCATTATGCAGACCACCCATACTTTTCTGTTAATGCAGTTTCTATTTTTGATATTTCACTTGTTAGACTTTCAACAGTTGGAAATGAAGTATGTTCACTAGCTGAAGTATTGTCTTCATTAGAAATATTATCTTTCCAATCTATTAATTGAAATCTATATCCTTCTAAAAATGTTTGTGTAAAAAAATCTTTATATTCTTGTACTGTTTGTGTTTCAATAGGAAATGTAGGTGCGTCTATTTTAAAATATTGATTTGTTATTGCCATAATTTTTCTCCTTAATATACAATTAGTAATCTTCCATCATAACTGTTATTACCCCAAGTAGATTGATGAAGTGGATGACCAGTATTATTATTACTTTGTGCTGATGTACTTGATGTTGTTGCTGAACCACTATCGCCACCTGTGTAATTAGAGCCACCATATCCACCTGCTCCTGCACAACAAGCACCGCCTCCGCCACCACCGCCAGTATAGCCACCGCCACCACCACCGCCAGGTTGTGAGCCACCGCCACCAGTACCACCTTGTAATGATGAACCAGAGCCACCACCACCAGTACCACAACAGTTATTACCACCTGTTGAATGACTACCACCATTATAAGGGCCATTGTTATTGTTTGAACCGCTAGAACCACCACCACCTGCAATTAAAACTGCGTTGCCTTGTGATGGACTTGAACCTGTAAATAATCCTGTAAATCCACCGCCAGAATAAGAACCATTACCCCCACGATTTCCTTTACCACCTTTCCATACATTAGTGTCATTTCCTGCTGAACCTGCACCACCAACTGCTATATATAAAGTGTTTGTGCCACTTGCTACTGATACACTGCCAGAAACAAAACCACCTGTTGAACCTACTCCACCTGCACCCCAAAGGTACGCAGTAAAACTTTTAACACTTGTTGTATCAAAAGTTTGTGATGAGCCAGTTACACCATAACTTGCAGTTTGTGGTGCATAAACTAATATTGTGTATTGTCTGTCTGCTGTTGTTCCAGTAGAAGCAGTAGCACGAACTGTAAATGTAGATGTTGTGTTTGAACCTACTGCTGACGCAGTTCCAGAAATTACACCTGAATTATTTATCGATAAACCACTAGGTAAACTTCCTGATTGAATAGCGTAACTTGTAATTGTTGCACCTCCTCCAATAGTAGCAACTGGATTAGTTATTGAATAACTACTTCTTTGACTGTCAAATATACTTCCTAAAGAACCAGAAGCATGAGTAAATGCAGGTGGTTCTGATTGAACAGTAATTGAATAATCTCTTGTTACACTTTCGCCACCATCTGTAGCAGTAACAGTAAAGTTTGATGTTGCAGTTGTACCAACACTATCAGCAGTACCAGACCAAGTACCATTAGAATTAAAAGTTAATCCTGCAGGTGGTGAACCAGTAGTTATTGAAAATGTAACTGTTGTTCCTTCATCATCTGTTGCAGTTATAGAAGTTAAGTTTGATGATGCTCTGTCATCAAATGCAAGTGTTCCTAAAGAACCAGAAGCAACACCAAAAACTGGTGTAGCATTGATATTAAAAGCATCTGCTAATGTAAAATTTAAACCTGAAATATTTTGTACTGTTACATCATAAGCCTCATTTGTATTTGTTAAGGTAGATGGAAGTGTAATTGTTATTTGAGTATTACTATTTCTTGTTGTTGAAACAGGTGTATATTCTGTTCCATCATTTCCTGTAATTTTTACTGTAACTGTACTTGAAAAATTTGTACCAGTTATAACTAAAGATGGGTTTGATGATATTGTACTTTGTCCTACATTTGCAGGAGAAACTGAAGCAACTGATGGTGGTGCATCAATACTTTTAAATTGTGAACCATCATAATATTCAGCTAATCCTGTCGTAGAATTAAACCTAATCTGACCTACTGTACTACCTCTTTCTGCTGTAGTACCACTAGCGACTTTAGTACCTTCAGTACCAGTATCGGTAATATTCTCAAATGAGACATCTAAATTTTCTCCTGCTATCTTACCATTTGCTGTAGACAGCAATTTAGATATATCTCTAGCTTTTGTCATATTAAGT